ATCTGACTAATGATGTATCCAGAAACTGCAAATTCTATTCCTGCCCATAACGCAAGGTCTGACGAAGTCATGCCATCGTGTTTTTCCAATAGGAAGAATATCATGCCCCATTGAGCAACAATAAATGCCATCCCAGATTCGATTCTCTTTTTAGAAAAATAAGATTTCTTCGATGAGTACATGTTTCCGATTTCTCGAATAACCCACTTGATGTTTTCCCATCCAAAAAACCAAGTTTTTCCAGTTGTTTGTTTTTTCTCAGCCATTTTTAATTATTATTTTTATTTGGTTTCTCACTAGCGTACTTGACTCCCATGATGGTACCTATTATTGAGAATGCGTTAGTTAATAGTATACCGAACATGTTACTCCAAGTAGAACCAATGATTTGAGTGTCCTTTCCCGCAAACAGCGCGACCGTATACAGCACAGTAGTCACTAACCCAACACCGATAATGACATACAATGCGACCTTGACGATAGTGCCGATCAGCTCAAACTGTGTCTTTTTCTGTAAAATATCAAGGTCAGTTTCCGCAATGTCTTTTGCACGCTCAGCCTTTTCTAAAGCGACTCTTAGTTCTTCTCCGATCTTTTCATTTTTTTCTTTCCATTGAATAAGTTCAGCGTTTTGGCACTCAATTTGAGATTTCGATTCCTCCATCTCAGATAGAGTCTCCCTCAGCTCTTCCATCAGCCGTTCGTTTTCATTTTTTTGTTCGATCAGCTCATAATTCTGGCCCTGTATCTGCTTTGTGATTTCAAGTCGTCTCTTTCTATTTTCTCGATCTTTTTCAAGAGCCTCAGCCAAGTATTGAGTAAAATCTTCATCATCTGATTCAATCAGCTTGATGATGTTTCCCTCCAAGTAGATGTTTCTCTTCTTTAGAGCAATGATCGAATCAATATCTTCCCTGCAGAATTTCATTATTTGTATATTTTAAATGACGCTGTTCTGTTTCGATAAGAAGGGTAGTCGTTTTTAAATTCCTCCAATCTAGGTTCGATCTCATCAGACTTAATGATCCAAAATTGTGCACCGGCCTGAATCGCCTTTGCCTGTTCTTCAGGTTCGTTTGAGGAAGAGATGATCCCGATCACCACATGATTACCGTATTCAAAATTGATCTTACGAATAAGTTCTATTCCATCGTACGACGAGCCTACGATATTTAGATCAACAAACACACACTCAGGGCGACCTGCTGGATTTTTATGCCATCTTTCAAACATTCGAGCTGCCTCATCTGAACTGTCAATGCTCTCTAAAGATAAGGAAATGTCAAGTAGACTACACGCATCTTCAAACACGAGGTGGAATAAGCTTTCGTCATCCACTAATAAGATTGAATCAATCATTTTTAATATTTATTTTTAACCGTGTGCCGCCCTCTGCTCTTTTAGTACATGTGACGCTAAAATCATGTTCTTCTAATATAGCAACACATATATTTAAACCTAAACCGGTTCCACTTTCCCTCTGTCCGTCCTTTCTAGCGTAAGGTTGAGATAATACTTTAAACTCTTCTGCGCTCATTCCGCGACCGTTATCATCGACGATTATTGAGTCTTCTTCCCTCCAGATCTTTACCCATTTGGTCTGACTATCGTTATATTTTAATCCATTTCTAATTAAGTTATCCAGTGCAGTACAAAAGAGTGCCTCATTTACTTGCTTTCTTCCTAGATCTGAGATAAAGACTTGAGAGCGATAGGCAGTAGAAGACAAATAGTCCTCTAAAATCAGTTTAAGATCGCTATCAACCCTATTTAAAAAGGCTTCTTTCTTTACTAGGTTCGTAAATTCATAGACTCCCTTATATACTTTTTGAGTGTGTAGAAGACCCTCCTTAATCATTTTAATCGGAGCCTCAATCTTAAGTTCCCTTATCTGTTCATCACTTAGTCGTCGATCGAGGGAATTTAGTCCACGTGGCATATACGTATTGATTCCGCTGTGCATGTCATGACGTAAGATTTTAGCTGCGTGTTCAAGATAAGTATTTTTCTTTTCTATTTCTTTACTTGCTTTTATGATATCCGTAACGTCCTGTCGAATTGACATAAATCCTTCGAGTTTACCGGAATGATCAAACTGCGCCTTAATGTAAGTGTCAACATAGTATATCGAACCGTCCTTTGCTCGGTTTGTGACAACGTCATTCCATATTTTTCCAGCAAGAACCTCAGAGTACATTTTTCCCCAATATCCAACGGGTTGCTCATCTGAATTTACGATAGAGTGATCTTTTCCTAGTGCTTCCTCCAAGCTCCAACCTGAAACCTTTGTGAATTTATCATTTACGTATGTGATCTTTCCCTTACTATCTGTGATTGAAACTAGAGTTGCTTTATCTATAAATAACCTAAATTCAGTTAGCGCGTGCTGGCCTACTTCTTTTCGAGTATCCATGAAAATTTTTGCGATAAAATACCCAGGCAAGCAAAAAATAATAAAACATGCATATTCGATAAATCCCACGGTTTTTGAATATTCAATTATCTCTAGCGTAACAAAAGTTTTTAATGTGAAAAAAGTGGCGAGCGTCGAGACTGCAATGATACTAGATATCTTAAAATTTGAAAGTTTTTCTACAGCCCATGCTGTAAGTTTACGAAAAGGCGCCAACCCAATAAGATGTTTTTATTATTTATCTTCTTGGAATATTTTAAAAGGTAGAGAGTCGACTAACTAAATTTTATGGTATTTTACCGGTTGTGGATCACTTTATCTTAATTTATGGCTCATTTGTGGGCTAAAGTGATCCACATTGACTGAAAAAATGAGCCATATTTTAGTAGTCAGGACAGGATTCGAACCTGTAACCTTTCAACTGTTGACCAGTTGAACGCTCTACCGTTGAGCTACGCTGACTAAAATGGTGGAGATTTGAGGTCCAACTTAGAGTCACCCCTATGTCTCGTTTCTGCGTATTCGGTACTCCACCGTCGTAAGTATCTCTTACTTACACCACCATTCATGGACTTCCCGAAATCCCAATGGTTGTTACTGTACTATCGGAAGTCAAGTAACCGCTGTTGTCCCACAAGGGTTCGAACCTCGACTCTTCTGGACCAAAACCAGACGTGTTGCCAATTACACCATAGGACAATTTGGACTTCAAAAACCCATCTCAGTTGAGGTAAGGAAACTCCATCCGTGTTTTTTGCGTAGTCAGGACAGGACTCGAACCTGCAATCTTGCCGACATACTGTCAGTACGCGTTACCAATTAGCCACCTGACTATATAAAAAACTAACCTACCGATCGCAACCTATATACGCTTGAGTTACTTTCCCATTTCCCATAGTGAAACATTCGTATCTATTTTCACTCCTTATTGCCTACTTTCTTTTTCGGCTCCTTGGTTAGTTTAGTAGTCAGGACAGGATTCGAACCTGCTTTGTCCCCATCTTTAACAGATGGATTCTCGTAACCATTACCCTATTAAGACACCTGACTATAAAAACACGCTCCTAAGCATTCTACTCCCAGCTCCGAGGAATTGTATATAACTTAGCCCGTTACTCACCGCTGTGCGGGTACTTAGGTTTACGTGTTTGTGCTGTCTTTCCAGCTGTCCGAGGGTTGAAGTAAGTCACTCCCACAATAGCATTTTTTTGTAGTCAGGACAGGATTCGAACCTGTAAACGTAGCTTTGAGCATCCTATTCTACTTAGTTAAGAGTCTTTCCAAGATGCCATCTAATAGTGGATTTGAACACACAACTCTTAACAGCGTCTACCATTTCGCCACCTGACTATGTACGGGCTTTTTTTCAATCTCTCTTAGGCTAGCCCGATACCGCCCTAAGTTCATCTGGGAGCTACCCAGCCTCGTACCTTCGGAGAGATTCGAACTCTCACTGAATAGATCCTAAGTCTATCGACTCTGCCAGTTGGTCTACGAAGGCTTTTATTATAAATACTAAAAATTTTTAAAAATTAAAACCTTTTTATTTTTTTTTCTTAGTTCGGCTAAAAAATAGAATGGGGATCAGTTGATGAAGGTATTCTAACATACGGTCGATCATTTTTTTCTTTTTTATTGGAACTTTTATTTGTTTTAATTCTTTTTGTAGAATGAGTAGGACTCTATATTCGATCGCTAGTTTTTTCTCAAATTCAATGTCAGAGTGGTCATAGTTACGATAAATTTTTATCATGTGTAACTTCTTAAGTAGGTTTTTTTGAGATTCAATTGCTTCATTTAGGGTAGGGTATATGGAACGAACAAGTTCTGTTTTTTTCTTTATTTCAATTTCCATTTCAGGTACCGCAATATAATGTTTACTTAAAATCAACTGCGTATACTTTTATAGTATGTTCCTCTTTTTCACCAGTAGAATCCTCTGTGACATAAGTAAAGCTGCCTTGATAGTCATCTGGGTACTTACAATCATATGGAGTCCAAACTGATTTATTTTCTCCGATCCACTCATCTACTATTTCTCTAAGAGTATCAAATTTTTTGGAGGAAGCTATCGGAATCCCATATTCCTTGTGCAGAGCGACATACATAAAATCCATATCAGTTCATCTATTTTGTTGGGTTAAACTCAGAGTTAGCTAAGTATGAACCCATCAGTTTATTATCTTCCTCTAGTTTTAAAACATACTTCTTTAGATCAGTGATCTCCTGCTTTAGTATATCAAGACTATCAGTAGAAACACTGATGTGATGATTTTTGCAATTTCCCTTGTGAGTTAAAACGGTTCCATATCCCCAATCTCCAAGAAAATATTGACAACTATCAATTTCAATTATTTCTAATGGGTTTGCACCATCAAAAACGTGATATCCTGTTTTTCTTTTTTGTACGGTTGACTCACTACATCCAAATAAGAGAATAGAAGTCGATATTAAAAATAGCTTTTTCATTTTATTTTTCTTTATTGAATTTAATTAACATTTTATTTCTTAATTCAAGTGCTCTTCTCCTCTGTGAAAAAGTCGAGCTAGTTTCCATTGAACCTAGCGCAGAGACAAAAACTTCAATTTCTTCTTCTGTCGCTATTTCTAGGATGAAGTTGTATTCTTGATCTGTGATGTTATACAGCATCTTGATTAAGTTATCGAATAGGTCGTATAGTCCGCCTCCATGGACTATGCTGGATTCTACTTCAGGTCTAAGTATTTTCATTTTAATTTAATAGTGGTGCTTTTATTGCTGCATGTGATTGATATCCCTCAATTTGGAAATCTTCAGGCAACATTGAATTGATTAATACATCGATATCGTGATGCTTAACATCATTCTCGGTAGCCCAAAATTCATCATTTACATGAAGCTTTGGTAACTGATATGGTTCTCTTGTTATTTGTTCTCGAGCTTGAGGCATATGGTCTTCATACAAGTGAGTATCTCCCAAGTTACCAATCAATTCATCTGGTACCATGTTTGTCATTTTGGCAAGTATTTCTAGAAGCAATCCATATGATGCTATATTGAAAGGTAAGCCTAAGAATGTATCTACTGAACGCTGATTCCACATTAAAGAGATTGCTCTAGTTGGTATTTTTGCATCATCCATATCCGTTTCAAAAACTCCATGAGCCCATTTAGGATTATTCCAATCATTAAATGCTTCCTCTAATCCTTGTTTATATTCGGCATCAGTACATTGATCAATCCATATTTTTAATCTATCTTTAGTTGTCAACTCTCTTGTATAAATTTGAAATCCATAATGGCAGGGTGGAAGTATCATTTTGTCTAATTCTCCAGGATTCCATGCAGTAACCATTAGTCTTCTAGAATCTGGGTTTGTTTTAAGGTCGTCGATTAGGTTTTGGATCTGATCACAAATTGGGATTTTTTTAAACTCAACTACTGCACCGTATTGCCAGCCAGAAGGTTCTTTATCAAATCCTCCCCATAATCTCCATTGCTTACCATAAACGGGACCTAAATCACCCCACTTTTCGGCAAATTTAAAATCTGTTTTGATTTTGTTGATAAATTCTTCTTGAGTATACAACTGAGGGTGATTTCCATTTTCTCCCTCAACTACTTTACACCATTTTCCTGAACTACTCAATGAGACTTTATTAGTATAGTTCTTATAAGCATCACCATCCCATATATGACAATTATTATCAACCAGGAATTTAATATTTGTATCACCACGAAGGAACCATAGTAATTCTGTTACGATACCTTTCCAATACATTTTTTTAGTTGTAAGTAATGGAAAACCATCTTTCATTTTATGTCGTATCTGTTTACCAAATACAGAACGCGTCCTTCCGTTTCTAGTATCCTTATCGATGCCGTCCTTGATAATGTCAAATAAGAGCCCTTGGTACTTTCGGTCTAATATATCTTCCATCATATTATTTTTTAAACATTTTTTCTAATTCCTGTTGTGATTCTTGAGAATAATCTTTATTTAAAAACCTAGGATAAGCACAGTTTTCTGGCCAACAGTCGCAGATAAGACATTCCCCATTATGATCGAACTTACAGGGGGATTCTAATCTTTCGATTTTTTTGTTAGAATCAATCGAGTCACTAATTTGAATAACTGTGTATTCTGGAAATAGTTGGTCTAGTCCTACTCCCAAACAAATTTTAAGTGTTTTCATACTATTTTTTCTTTTCAAGTGTAAGTATTCCTTTTCTATCTTAAAACCTTTACCCTTTATCTTTTGCCAAAGGTCCCAATTTATGATCGATTTAATCTTCATCTAGTTATTCCGATTTCATTTAATGTCTTTGGGGTGTAGTTTACCTGCTCACATGAAACACAGTGATATCTACGATCCACTCTAGAAAATAGTTTGATTCCAAATAATCGGAACTCGTATTCTACTAGTTTTTCATGAATGTGCCCGTGAATGTTGTGTTTTATTCGATAGTTCATCTCCATTGGATGGACTGGACAGTGAGTCAAGAAAATACCCTTATACTGTATCATTCCGGCAACTGTCTCCACGTGTTTAAGTAATTCCTTGGTGTGATTGGGTTTATCGTGGTTTCCTCCGACTACTATCTTTCGACCGTTTAATCGATCCAGCGTAGGATAAGGTTTGATCGATTCCATGGTGACATCTCCTAGAATGTATGTGACGTCTCTTTTATTTACTACTGAATTCCATTGGTTAACTATGTGTTCGTCCTGATCATCAGCTGATGAAAAACCACGATGTTTAGCCATGTTTTCATGACCTATGTGTAAATCTGCAATAAATCGAACCGTGCTCATTTTCTAACTAATAATATCTTTTTTTCTGGTCTAATTGTTCTCTCGATGGAATAGCCTAAGGACGAATAAGCAGAAAGTAGCCGGTCAGTGGTTTCCGGTCCAGGTATTCCGTTTATCGTTTTATCCTTTAATGATCCTCCCTCAAAGGTAGTTCCAAATCTTTCGTCCCTTTGGATTAGCGGAGCATCGTATTTAAAGACTATTGAGTCGACCAACCCGCCAGTTTTCTCTAATCCAAATCCCTTAAAGTTCCATTCTTTTTCTTTGATGTATAGGTAAAGCTCATTGCCAAGTTGTCCTGAAAAAATGATCTTGTTTGGAATCTTTTCGTTGTCTATCGCAAGATCAGAAACGTGTTCTGAAATGATTGAAAAAAGATCTTGTGCAAACGCTAGATCCTTTTCAATTGGAACTTTGAATTTCACTATTGATATTTTTTTGAAGAATCATCTCCTCAGATATCTTTCGTAAGATTGAATTTACTCGACCTGAATTGCTTCCATCCACCCACATTCTACCTGCATAGCTACAATGAAAGGTCCTCTGGGCATCGTCCATGCAATTTAACTTATAGTCGGATGAAGTCGTGCTCAAAACTCCAAAATGAAATATAAAGGTCTCCCTTTCATGATAGCTTGGGCTTGCATCTGCGAACTTGCACAACACATCATATACTTTTTCAGCAGTCCTAGTCGGCATCCTTTTCATATCATCTTCTCATTAAGATTCCCATGATTTGTGATTCCTGAATGCTGGATACTGAAAACTCAGCGATTGAGTCCTTAAATCGATCCTTACAGATCTCTTCGGCGTCTGTGATTGATTCGGCGTCAACGACGTACTGTTCTTTAATTTTTCTGATTCGGCCAGTGTTATCATCAACTGTCTCAAACTTTACTTTTGCGATGTAATACATAATTTATTGTTTATTAGTTATTGAATTAATTACTTTTTGTAGATCATTAAAATCTTCCAAATACTTTGAACTTGCTCTATTTAGAAGTATCTCCTTTGCCTCGATAAGAAGAGCTAGCGCTTGGGAAATATCATCGGGTTTTTTAGATGCAAAAAACCTATCTAAATATTCTATCGATCGCTGCGGGCCAATTAACGCATCACAGGATTCAAACTGTTCTAGGTATGAGTCCCCTAATTCTGCATGCTTCCTCTTTAGTTCGCTTAGTATCGGTATTCTTTTCTTATTGAATGACATGTTATTATATACTACGAGTTTTTCCATGGTTCCCCTTAAATACTGGAAATCTTAGGGAATGATTGCCATGTTGATCGGTCGTAGTCTCAAAGTATTGAACTGTGATCATTGCACCCATGATCTCGCTAGTGTTACGGTAATAATGTCTACGCTGTTCGATAGTGAACCCGCTGCCTACTTGGACTTGAGACCCTTCGTGGTCGATCGTGACCGCACTTAGCATCTCTTCCTCGATCTCCTTACCATCGACGATCACTCGTTGAGGTCCCATAATCAGACCAGTGACTACGTATTCATCGTCGAAAAACTCTTTGATTTTTAGCATGTCTTTAGATCGGCCCGATTTGTATGGAGTATCCCTTCTAGCGATAAGTCCTTCCCAGTTAGAATCCTTAGACTTGTTCTTTAAATCTTCAAGCGAAGCCTCGTCCTCTATTCTAACTTGAGGCAACATCTCTAAGATATTTGAATCGTCTAGGTTCAACCACACCTCTCTACACTCGATTCGGGTAGAAAATAGCGGTGATTCACGTTCTCCTGCAAACTCATCGGCTTGCAAGATATCAAAAATCTGATATCTTGGGTTCTCTATAGTATGATCCTTACGCTGGATCTGTTTCAGGATTCCCTGGAAGTCATCTGAGCCATCTTCATTCATGAGACATAGTTCACCATCTAGAACAACATCAGTGATCCCCAGACGTTTGATTTCATCTGCAACCTTTCCGAGAGTCAAAAACTCTTTTCCATTACGCGAAAAGAATTTCACCTCTTCTCCACGAACAAAACAGATACACCTAACACCATCAAGTTTTCGGGAAACAAACCAAGTACCATCAAAAATATCTACACCCTTTACTTTAGCCGCATCATGTGCAAGGGCAACGTCAAATGTTGGAATAAACTTGGGATTAACTCGATTGATTAGAGTAACTGTCGCTCTTGTCTCAAGGTTACGATCAATTATTTGATAAATTAGGTCAGACCATGCTTCATAATCTTTAATAAAACGATTCATTGCTTCAATTGCAGCATGTCCTGTCAAGTGACGCTCATTGAAATCATCAAGCATTAAGAAAAGATCATCGTATACTTCAGATGGTGCAATAAGATCTTCACGTTTTTTAAGATTTGCTGAAGTTAATCCAAAATTCCAGTAAGGGTGATATGTATAGAATAGGACCCGTTTAATAAATGGATGATATTGATATTTCGTAAGGACTTCTACTTTATGATTAGTAGAATTAGACGAATTCATCTCATTGACAAATTTTCGGAGTTCTCGAAAGTCTTCGGTATGGTGCATAGTTTTTTCCTTTTAGTTATGATACTAAATTAAAAGGAAAGTTTACAATCCTGTGTCATGTTTTTTTCACACCATCCAGCAGGAAGCTCGACTGCAAATCTGGCTGGTTTTTTAGAATGATATTGCGGAAGGTCTCGTTCGTCTACGTCATGACCAGGATCCATCGTGTGATGATCGATATACTGCATGAAACTATCAAAAAAGATAATATCTAATGGAAATTTAACGTCCTTCATCCAAAAAGATAAAGGCTGATCATCGTCATAGATGAAAAGCATACCT